TGTAATTCGTGCGCCAATGCGCTCGCTGGTTCAAAGCGGCGTGTGTTTATCACACGATACTTTACATTACAGGATCGAGCAGGAGTAATCCTCCTCGACCTGCGGTTGCTCCGGCCTGTGTGAAGCAGGACGGGGCCGCCCTCCGGGTGGGGCCTGGTTTGGCACCACCTGGGGAACTCCAACCGGATTCCATTTGAATCCTTGTTGGAGCGCCGCCTGTTGAAGGTCAATTTCCCTCAACCGGCGTTTGGTAGCCTCTCGGTTAGTAATAACGGAGAGTGTCTCCCGAATTCTGGCGTTTCTGAACGTCAGAGCCCTATCCACAGAAGGGAATTCCTGTGGTGGGGCGATTGGACCGTTGATTTGGTATGTATCAATGGTTCCAATTGACGAAAGTACCTCGAAAGTGGGCCTTTGCGTCAACCACCGATCCGTCAGGACAAAGCCTAGCGGTTTCGGTATTGGTCGTTGCGGAACCTGTTTAGGAACCGGAACGGATCGAAATGCGTCATCAAGAGAAATCTCTGGATTTCGCGTTTTTGCGGATGTGCCTGCACTTGGTCCAGGCTTTCCGCCTTGAGGAGAACCAGGTAAGGACTTGGTTCTCTCCAGAGGCTCGTCGCGAGAAAAGGAAAACTCGGGAGGTAGCCGTTCAGTACAGTAGTCCTTGATGTACTTCTGCACTGGATCGGGGTTATACGGAAATATCTTCCGTATAAACTCGAGCGAGCCGTAAGACTCGCCTACTGTCCTCACCAAGATATTAACTAGGTGAAGGCAGACTTTCGTCAGAGGGTCCCCCATTAGGACCCCTTGACGGAGTGTCACGAAGCGGGGATTCTCAAAAGGACTATCACCCGCCCATGGTTCGCCGTATACGGACATGCTTCCGTATGCTTCGAAGACGACTGGTCGCGGGGCATAACAGCTCCCGCGGACAATCATTTGGAGAATTGGTGGGATTCCGCACTTCTTCATCCAGTACTCGGCTATGGGGCGTGCTACCTCATGGCGGAGTTTATCTGTTGCTTCGCTGTAATCTGTCGAAGACAACCAGAGATCCCGATACGTTTTCTCGACTATTCGAGTTCCGTCCGGGCGCACCTTTGTAGAGCGTGATTGCTCTGCAAAGAGGTATGACTTTCCTTCGGCCGTCCAGCCTTTGCGAAAAGTATTCCACGCGTGTGATGATTTATTCATCCCACTCGTTGACGAAGGTATCTTCCCAAGTGGATAGGAACATATCTTGTTTACGACATCTAGCACTACCTTGAGTGATGCTGATGCCTTCGTGACCG